ACTGCTGCGGAATAGTCGCGGTCTGCGAAACCACCACGGACTGGCCGCCCTGCACGTTGACGATGAATTTCTCGTTGATCGCCTGATATTGCACTTGCACATCAGCCTGAACGTAGCCGAGCGCAGTGCGACTTAGCGGGTTATTGGTGGTATCGCACACCACCGCAAAAGGCAGTTTTCCATCGCTACTACCCAGCAGCCCCTGCGTGAGCATCCCGCTCAGAAAAGACAGCAACGTCGCCTTGATGTTTTGAAACAGCGTCGTGTTAACCAACTGTCCCACATATTGTCCCATACCCGAGGACAGCGTCGCCGCGATATAGTTGGTCAGTCGCGTGTAATTATCGCCGTCGATAACAGCGTTTGACGAAGTATTAAAGCCGCCGCGAACGCCCCAATAAGCGCCGCCCGGCTGCGGGTTCGAGATCACGTCGATGCCGGCGCCAAGCAACGCGGAAAGATCGGCGGTCGCGTAGGTGGAATAGGTCGGCGACCCCGGCGCTCCAGACTTCTGGCTGGAAACGACGCCATAGATCTGCTTGTTGAGCGAGGACTGTTCGGGCGATAAGTTAGCCAGACGGCCCGCGGCAAAGGCGGCCGGCGAGCATGCGCGCGTTACCGCATTTACCGGATCATACCAGTACAGCCAGTCACCGAACATCAGCTTGCCCGCATAACTATCCAGCCCTACACTGGCTTTCGTGGAAACCGCATTGGCGATATTGTCACCGGCTGGCCCGGTCATCACCATATACACGCCTTCGGCGAGACCAAAGGCAACCTGCGTCGTCCACGAGGTGGAATCGTCTAGGTCCGAAAGCACCCCGACACCGCAACCTTGTCCGCGCAGCGCATACATGCCGGTGCGCGGCGCGCTGTCGACGCCGACCAGCGAAGCGGTGGTGATCGAGGTTACACCATCGGTCCCACCGGCCAGCGTGTAACTCGTCAAGGCCGGAGCCGCGGTGCCAGCGCCGGCGACCGCGGTGACCAGCTGCGAGGGCCCGCGCAACGCGCTGTTGCCGCTATTGATCGCGGCCGCCAGGTTGACCCAGAATGCGTTTCCGGTTCCAGCAATATTATTATAAATCTCCGGCGTCGCGCCCGGCAGGGTCACCACCGCCTGGGTGGTATTGGCGGCCGAGCCCGCGGCAAGGGTAACCACCACCCCATTACCGGCGCTGCCCGTATATTTTGCGGTTATGGTGAGGCAGGTGCTCTGAATAACGATATCAGCTTCCGTATCGGTGCCGTCGGTGACCCGCACCAATCGAAAATTCGACGCCCCTTGCAGCACCGCAATCGCCACCTGGGTGCCAAGGTCATGTTTGCGGTTGACAAGCGTGCCAAACGAGGACGCGAAGTCGCTCATGCTACCCGCAATGACCGGCGAATTAACCGGCCCCCACGGCGCCGTGCCAACCACGCCAAGCACATCGGTCGGCACGCCGTTGAGCAGCAGGTTTTGCGGCGGAACGATCTGCACGTACAGATCGGGAACAATCAGCGCGGTCGTGTTGATCGCGCCCTGTTGTACAATGGTCATTCAGATCATTCCTTTTTAGGTAACGGTGATGGCGCTGGTGCTGAACACGCCAAGCAGCGTGCTGGCGCTGTTGTAAAAAGCATACTTTCCGTAATAGGTACCGGCGCTACTGGGCGCCGCCGGCGCGCAGGTTGGAGTGCCAAATCCATCTACGAAGGGATAGAATGCGACCGCATTGCCATTGAACAATGCGTTACCATAGGTACCCGGTGCGACGCCCGTATTGGTCGTATCGAACCAGAACTTTGCAGCTGTTATGCTGCCGATTGCGGAGAGCGTGACATTCGGCGCCACGTCCGTTGCCGCGTGCACAATGCTCGAAGCCCAGTCCACAGCCGGCGCCGCTCCAGAGCTCGTTGTTGCAAGTGTGGTGCCCGTAAGCGATCCGTTGCCGGAGCCGCTGATGAGCGTGTAGGACAGCGCCGATCCGCCTGCCGACGAAATCACCAGCGCAGCGGATACAGCCTTAATGGATGGCGCAGCCGTCTGCTCAGCCCAGATGTAAAATGTACCCGCCGTCGATGGCGTAAGTGCAGCCGTCCATCCGGTGCCGGATATTGTCGCATTGACCCAACTGCTCGGGGCCACGCTTGCCGAGCTCGAGAGCCCGACCTGCACGGCGGTCGACCCTGGCGAAACCGTTCCAGCCAGCGCGAGCGCTGTCCCAACCGTGCCAATACTGGGTGGGCTGGTAATCGCCACGCTGGCACCCGAACCGACAGTGACAGCCGCGGAAACCGCCTGCACCGAAGGTGTTGCGGTCTGCTCCGCCCAAATATAAAATGTGCCGCCACTGGAAGGGGTGAGGGATGCGGTCCACCCTGTGCCCGATACCGTTGCGGAGACCCAGCTTGACGGCGCGCTGCTGGCCGAAGAGGAGAGGCCAACCTGCACCGCCACGCCCGATGGTGAAACCGTCCCCGTCAACGCCAATGCAGTCCCTGGCGTACCGGTGGTTGGCGGGCTGACAAGCGCAATCGACCCTGAAGACCCGCCGGACTGTTGAATCGCCGTCGCGGTAATGGACGACAGCGGTAGCAGCTGCGCCGGCACCTGCGTGCGCGGCGGCGTTGGAGCAAATACCATGCGAAATCCTCTATGGATGGATAAAATGCAAGATCGCCGGGAGCGAGGTGGCGGCGCCAATCATCGCCGCCATCGCCATGACTTTCGTCCACGTCATTTCGATCGACGCCGCGCGTTCGGATATGGTTTTCTCGCGCTCTTTCCGGGCACCAATCTCCTCGGAAATAAATTCCATGATCTTCAAAATATAGTCATCGACCCTCTTCGCGTGCGCATAAAAGTCGACACTGAGCCGGGCGACCTCGGATTTAAGCACGCTGAGACTCACTTCTTCTTCTGGCATGGCACTCCAATCAGGAACTGAGGGCGATCCCAAATTCCGCGCTCGCAGATGAACCCGTTCCCGTAACGGTTACCGGTGTGCAAAGCGGCATATTGGCCGCCCAGCCCGTGCCGAGTGTCGCATTAATATCGAAACCCGCTGGTTTCGTGACAGCCGAAAAATTATCCGTCACCCCGCAACCCCGGCCAATTTCGGTATCCGGTTGCACGGTCCAATATTCCCCCGCCCAAGGGTATAAAAGCCGGCATGTCGTATGCGGATTTACCGGCGCACGCGCCAAGGTCACGAGCAGATGGGTCGCATCGGTCCGAACGCATGAAGTTGCCTGGATGATATTTCCAGGCGCGGCCGTGTTGCCGCCATCCATGACCGAGAAACCAACCCCCTGGCTGGCCAGCAGCGGCACGATCAGGTCATTGCCGCCATCATGCGTAATCGTAACCGTCAGATCCGTGCCAACGAGTGCCGCATCCGTGATCGACGGCCCTAGCCCGGACCCGAGAGACGCGGGAATCAGCGAAGCCGACAAACCGTTTGCTGCCAAAATCGCCCGTGCCGCTGGTAGTGCCGCGCGTTTGAATAGCACCACATTATCAGTCGCACTCCTGTGACCGCCATCGGTATTGCCGCCGCTCGCAACACCGGTGGCGGCGCTCCACGATTCATTGCGGGAAATCGTGTCATAAGTCTGCCGTACCGCCCAATAAAAATTCTGTGCCGGATCAGCATCCAGTTCCGCCCAGGCTTCGCGTAACGTCGGTGGATAGGTGATGTAATTCGGTAACAGTCCATAAGGCGGACCAAAAAAAATTATCGGCAGTTCCGCTGCGGTCCGGCCCAGCATGGCCCTCACCTTTGCCAGCAGGTTCGCCAATGCAGCCTTATAAACCGCCTTATCCGCGGGGCCGTATTCGAGGCTATCATTCTCGCCCCAATACGAAACCAGCGCCTCGACTTGCCCGAGCTGGGTGCTGGTCAGACCAGCCACATAATCCGAATAGCCGGTTCCGCAGGTACCAAGACCAGCCTCCGCCGCCGTTGCCGCGGAAAATGACGCACCGGCGGAATTCGCCAGGAATGCTCCAGTGTACAAGGCGGGAGTCACAATCTCCATCACGCCGATACCCGAGACTTCCGTACCCGCCTGGCCGGCATTCACCCAGGATGTCAGCATCGCGGGCGAGCCCGTTCCCTGCAAGTAGAACGAAGTCGCTTGAACCATCGCCAGCAACGCCCCGTCCCGGGTCTCCGCATACCCGGCATTGCTCTGGCCAGGTCCGCTGAGCAACGTGATGTTGGCAAGACCGCTTGCGCCGCCAGCGCCACCACCACCGCCCGAACCGCCGCCACTTGAAACGTCGCTCTGCAGTACCACGCCAGGCGCTGCCAGAACCAATCGGCCAAGGCTCTTGATATAGATCGCCGTCATAGTTTCGCGTACACGGTCAACGCTCCACCCGGTGGCGCGGCCGCCAATATGCGCGCAATACCGCCTATAGCGATCGCGCTGGCACCGGTATCCGTCATTAACCCGGAGAGCCCCACGGTCGTTCCCGAAGCATTGATCACATCGCAGACAAAACCGGGACCCATCGAACTCGCAAGCGGCGAGATCGTCACGCCGGCGGCGGTAATCAACAATATCCGCTGATTATGCGCGGAATTATCGAGCTGGATGGCTCCGGCGGCAGCAATGGTCAGCTGTGGCAACAAATAACCAGGTAAATGCCCTTGTATCCATGTCCAAATTGCCGAGAATGGCTGCGCGAAAAGCACTTTTCCGCTCTGCGCCACCAACGCGGTGTCGGTATCGGTCGCAGCGGCGGCAATCGTGAGTTCGTCCGGTGTGTCACCTGCAGCACTACCACCGAGCAACGACGCCGCCACGGCAGTTGAAACCGGAATCGCTGCCACGGCATTTAGAAAAGCCGCCGCCACGGAGATAGCGGCCGAAACCGCTGAGGCACCGGAGATCGGATCATAGGCCCAGACATACCAGGTCCCGGGCGCCACAATCTCCATTGCCCCCGCAAACACCCCGGCGGCTGTGGTTGCCGTTTCCCATGCACCGCTCGGCAGCGTGATCGTTTGCGTATCAAGCTGCAGCTGCACGACGTCTCCCGCCGGGCTCACCGTACCGTTGACCGGAAACGCCACACCCACCGACGCCACTATTGGCGCATTAATCGTAACGGCATTGGTCATTCAATACGCTCCAAGCAAATCGCCGCTCGCATCGGTAAGGACATGGCCAGCGCCATCGGTAAGAATTCCCGCCACCGGGGCGCCGTTACCAGCCCATTGTATCTCCCCCGCATCGGCGCCAAAGAGCACCAGCGGCGCCAAGACGGCCGGCTGCAATTGGCTAATGCCAACATCGTATATTATCCGAAACGTAATCCAGCGCCGCCACATATCATCGCGCCGTACCGTGTCATCGTCGCGCTGATCCGACCCGGTGATCTGCGCGGTGGTGCCATCCGGCAGCCCGATAAAACGCGTCAAGCTTCCATTTGGCCGCATGGCAGATTCAATGGCATACGCGGCGCGAGTCAAAGCGGCCCGAACCAGCGGTCCATCAGCACCGGCAAACGGCACCGCGACAATGGCCACCTGCAGCGATGTTTCGTTCTGACCGGTCAGCCAGAACGCCGATTGATCCGCGACCACATTCGCCGCACGGATCGAAGCCGCCGTCAGTACGGCGCCGTACGCAACCGCGTGCGGAATAACCGCCGCAAATGCCGATGCAACCGTCGCCGGGTTGTCGGCCGAGGACATGCGATAGGCATAGCAAACGCCCCCCGCTGTCACGCCCGCGACCTGGCCCACCCCGGCAGTCCCACCAAAAGTTACGCAACCCTCGGTAGCCGCCGCCAAAAATGTTGGCGCGCTGGCACTCGTCTTCACCCAATATGGGCTGGTTCGTGTCACGTCGCGCGTGGCACCAGCAATCCGCATCACGCCAATATTCGAAATGCCGGCGGCAATATCCGCCTCGAGCCCGGCGGCAACCGGCTCCCCCACATAAAGCTTGGCCTGTATCGCGTAGTCTGGGGCACCGATCGCCCCCGACCAAGGTGCGACGCACATCGCCACCGCGCCGGGCAGATAGGCCTGGCCAGGAAACAATACCCCCGCCAGGGCACTGCAAACGCCTTGTTCAACGTCGTCTATGGTGGCCATGCCTAAAACCGATCTTCCGTTAAGACTCAGACCCGGAAGATGGCCGGCCCCAAAGAAACGTTTCACGCTGCACCAGGCTTGCAATCGGTATCAGCCGCTCCAATCCGCTGGCCGCATCGAAAATAGCACCACCGATCTGGCGCACTTCCGCCGCGTGCTTGTTGCTCGCGTTCGGATGTGTGCCAGCCGGCATGGCCGCCAGAACCGGATTGACAGCTACCCTGGCCTGTCGATCAGCCGTAAAACCGGATGCCGCAATTCTGGCATTGGAAAAGCTTTGTCCGGCGGCATTGAATCGCGCAATGGCGCGATTTAATTCCGCCAAACAGGAATCCACAGCCGTCGCCGCGGCAAATCTCTCGTTTAAGCGCTGCTCGACGGCCGTTTTCAAGCGCTCCGCCTGTTCAAACCAAACAGCAATCTCGGCCTCATGCCTGCGCTTTTCCGCACCGCGCTGAATAGCGCTGGCAATATCGAATTCAGCCGCGGCAACCCTTGCTTCATCCTGCGCCTGCATCAGGCAAGCGGCATCCACCTCGGCACCGGCCGCAGCCCGGGCAACCAGATCGGCACTTTTTGCCCTGGCAAAATTTTCTGCCCGAGCCTTCACTTGCGCCGCGCTTTTATGCAGAGTCTCATTCTCAATCGCGGCAGCCAGCGCCGCGCCCGCATCCGTTTCGGCATTTGTCGTTGTCATCTCGATTTCCTTTATCATCATGCGCCGGCGCGGATCGCGTTAATCTGCCAGCCATTCGGCGAATAAATGGCACTTTCCACCGTATAGGTGATCGGCAAAGGATCAGCCGTCTGCAACTGATCGCCACGCAATATCTGGCCCGGAATCGAGGCCGGTAGAAACACCGCAACGTTCGGCATCTCAACCGTACCCGGCAAATGCATCTCGCTTGGAGACTTCTTACCGGCAGGCTGCAGCCAACCCGGCCAACCCGCCACAACCGGCGTTGCAACCCGAACCCCAGGCCGAAATCCCGGGCCTGGCGGCGGGTCGCTCGTCCTCGACCAGGTTAAAACTTCATTGCACAAAACCAGCCTTATTGCGGCTGCCGCCGGCACAATTTCAGCTACGAAAAGCGTATCACCGCCGACGATATAATCACCGGCCAAAAAATTTGTCGGATCAAACGCCCCAAACCGGTCGCCCTTTCCCCACTGGCCGGCGCCTGCGAGAAAATTTGTGCTCGGCGAAACAATGGCATTCACCGACCCCAGCAGATTCCCGCTGGCGATGACCGGGCCGCTTCCGGATGGCCGATACCATTGCATCGCAAATCCGGCCTTCAAACCCGAAATGCCAAGCCCGTAATTAACCTTGGCCGCAATAGTGGCGCCGCTTACCATCACACCACCAGATTAACGCTGTTGTTACCGCCGGCCAGGCCAGGTCCGGGCGGCAGGCCAAGAAACTGGCAGAGCCGCCGGCACCAGCCATCATACAGCGCCGTCCGGTCCAAAACTTCATTCGGATTATGCACCCAGACCGCGGCGGACGAGGTGTCGAGATTAACACCGGCGCCTGGAACGGCGGCCTCCAGCGTGTAAAGTGCTACGAGATACTGACGCAGGATCGACAGTTCCGCCGGCGCCAGGTTGGGCGTCACGCCATCGGCCTGCACGCCCAAACGGTATTCCAGCAACCCATAGGCCTGGAAAAACCGCCATCCCTGAAACCCGGAAGGCCCGGCGCCATAAGCCGGATAGCCGCAGAAGCGCCGGATATTCGCCTTTTCGTCATCGGTCAGGGCGCTGGTCACGTATTCCTGGGAGGGATCAGTCTCGGTAACGCTGTTGCTCATGCGAGAGACCTCCCAATCACTGCCACCGGCGCCTTGCGCTCCAACAGCATGGCGATGACAGAGGGATTGCGAACAACCTGCCCAGCTTCCCAATGCCACCTATCGCCATATTCATCGACAAAACCGAAGATCTTTTCAAGGCGCACGCCGGAAGGCAGTGCTTCCGGCAGCACCACCAGGTCCCCGGCATGCGCTTTCGACACCCGCGCCATTACAGACTTTCGATCACGATCGCGCGCTTGAACGCTGAATTATTGGCGGTCGGAATCACCGACGGATTCGCCGTGGTGTCGGACGGCACACAGAACCCGCCGATCCACTTCCAGGACTGCGCAATGATCTCCTGCAAACGGTCCATCGGCTCCCGGGTAATCATGGTGATGCCGGCAACCGTGGCTTTCTGGCCAATATTGCCAGGCGTATCCTCGGCGTCCTGACCGGCAAAATCGCCCTCGATCAAAGCGCCCTGCCCGCACACAATCGCGCGATAAACGTTATTGCCACTCACAACCTGCGGCAACACCACGTTGTTGACCGGAACGAAGCGAACGCCCATCAATTCGAATACGCTTCCCTGCCGGTATTCCTGCGAGCCGTAAGCGCCGCGGAACAACAGTTGGAATGCCGGATCAGAAAACAGGCCTTGGAGCTGGCGGTTCGATAAATAACAGTTATAGGCGCCGTCTATATCCGGCACATTGTTATCGCGCATCGTACTGGCGGCCGACAAAATCGTCGTTACCATCAGCAACGTATCGCCGCTGACCAAAGCGCCCGTGGTTGCCCGGCCATTTGGACGCAGGATCGTCGGAGCGATCGCCGATACAACCGCATTCCCGGCGGTTGCGTCGGCGACGGTCACGTTCCCGGAAAACGTCAACGTCCCGGAAATGCCGCCCTGCTGCAGCGCTGCGCTAACATTGGTTCCATCCGCCGTCGAGCCGACCAGGGTGTAGGTATCAGACCCCACCGCCACCAGAACCGAGTTGCCACCGCTAACACCAACAACCTGGCCCTCATTGTTCAAGGTCGTCTGGAAGCCACGGATATCGTCAACATGCACCGCGGTTCCGGCGCTCCCAAGCGTGACCCTCACGGCGGTGTTGCCGCCCATATAGGTATTCCGCAACGCGTTCAGCGCCAGCGTGTCCAAGGTACGAAAAGCCTGTTCCCCAAGCCGCGATGCATTCAATAAAAATTGTCCAGCCAGTCCCACGCGCTCGGTAACCGTGTTCAGATCGATGGTGTTCGCATATTCGTTAATGGACAGCGTAAACTGCTCGACGCCCCAGGTCTGAGAAGTCAGCCCATTATCGAAATTCGTGTTATTCGCCGGAACCAGCGGGGTGGTGCTCACTTGCAGCAAACCGGCGCGGGTTTTGGTGATCGTTTCACCGATCGTGTTCGGGAAATCCATCCGGTCAGCAACAGCGCGGAAGCCCAGCTTTGCTTCAAGCGACGTCTGAAACTCGCGCTCCAGAAAATTCTGCTGGATAATGCTTTGCAAAGCAATCGGAAAGTTATTAATCGCCATGATGATTCCTCAGGTTCGCCCGTGCGGGCAAGGGTGAAACGGGCAACCGGCCCGCACGGCTAGACAGGACTGGGAGCGCTTCCTTTTGTGAACAAAATGAAGCAAAACCTACGAGTTCGGGTTAAGGGTTTTCGCCGAACCAGCGCATCAAATGCGTTCAGTTAGCGTTTGATGATAGCGGCCTTCGCCGCCGCATATTCCTCTTTCGTCATTGCGAGAACGCTCTTCTTCATCGGATCGGCGGTAGCAGGAGAAGCCGCGGCCGCGGATGTACTGGTCTTCGAGAATAAATGCGGCTTTGCGGCCTTTAGCCCAGCCACCAATTCGGCCGCATTCGTCTCGCCAGCATCGTTTACCGTCACGTCGCCGAGTTTGACGAATTGTAGCGCCTCAGTCGCGTCAACCGCCCCCGCGGCCCTCGCAGCCGCGATGAGATTAGAACGTTTGACTTTTTTCACGGCTGCCTCCGTTACATCTTTCGTTGCTTGTTCGGCCGCTTCAAGCCGGATTTTCAGCGCGTCCATCTCAGCCATTGTCTTCTCGCCGGCCCGAAGAATTCCACTAAGGATCATCTTCACATCGGCATCGGCTCTACCGGAAACCTTTTGCTCAAGTTCCAGAATCTTTCCGCCCAGCGTGGCATCGGAAGCGCCGCCAGAGCCAGGCTTCGTTAGTTCTTCGGTCATTTAGATTCCTTTTCGCCCATCCGTCATGGCCGTGCTCGACGCGGCCATCCACGCCTTACTTTTTAACAACCGTCACCGACATGATTCACAGTCCAGCTATTTAGTCCGAAATTGAGCGACTCATACATCGCCAATTCAGTCACAGATCCGTTTCGGCTGCCGTAACATTGGCTTGCTGGCGTTTTAATCTCGCATCAATACCCGCTTGATCTCTGGTGATCTTGTCAATCTCCTCGCTCAAATCCTCAATGTCATTATCCGCGGCAATTTTACCGATAGCCGTCTCCTGCGACAGCAGACCGCCATCCCGAAGCGTACGATAAGCCTGCGCCTCCTGAAGTTTCTCGGCGTAATTCGGCGGCGAGAACCGAGCCCATTTCAGCGAAAGCCCATCTGCCTGCAGCCTGCCCACCGGCTCGCCCCCAACCGTGATGCCCACCTTGTTCGATGCCAAACAAACCATTCGGATCAACGGCAACAAACCATTCTGGCCGTAGGTGATCCGCAAACGATCCGCCAGCCACAGCAAACCCTGGTTCATCAATTCCAGGGCCCGGCCAGACTGCGCGCCATTCAGCTTGTCAACGTTGGTCCGATTGCCGTGGATCGACTCAAGCGCTACCTCACGCAGCACGTGAACATATTCAACCACCGCCGCCGCCGCGGTGCCGTTAATCTCCAAAAGCTTCGCGTCGCCTTTTTCTGAAACAACCAGCGCGTTGCCGGCGCTGCGAACAATACTCCCCTCACCCGCAATCGCCGGCTCTTTAATCAGCAATGTCGGATCGGAGGCATATTTCAGCCCCCTTCCCGCCTGTGAGAGCTGGTAATCCATTTCTATAACCGTGCTGATGGCCGCCTCGAAAGTACAGGGGCCGTCGAACTTGTCCTGGCTGGGTAGATTTTTTATCCAAACCATCGGTACAAAGCCGAGGCCATGAACCACGGTGCGCGTCGGGTCCGGCCGCGGCGCTATGCCATTCGCATAGTCAACGATCGAAATCGGGAAATACCAGGTCTCGGCATCAACATCCCACACCCGTTGAAACCAATATTCACCATCCTGAACAACATACCCAGCCGCGCGTAGCTGCGCCGCCGTCACCTTCCTAAGCTCGATCACCCTATCCAGCGAATCCGGCGCAGCCAGCGACCAGCTTGGCGTAAGATAGGTCGTATCAAGCATCTCAAAAAATGCCCGGTTTGAGAGAATACGCATCAAAACCGCAACCGAACCGACGCTCCCATGAATTGCGGCGGCGTTCATCACCTCGCCAAGCCGGGCTTCAACAATCAATTTCTTGATGACGGTTCGTAACTCCTGCGTCGGCGCCTCGACCATGGGAAAGCGCCCTTCGCCGAACAGCAGCGAAACCGCATCCTCGACGACAACACGACAAATGCCGGTACGAACCGAAGGCCGCCGCTTTGAGAGCGGTATATACTCGCCATTGCCATTGCGCTCCTCGGAAAAAGCATATGGAATATGGTCGTATAGTTTGCCGTCCCTGACCTTGGTCAGGAATCGAAGCTGCGCGACGCGCGCGGGATAGTCCGGGTCAGCCAGACCCATTCCCTCGCATAGAGTCTGTGAGTCCAATTCGCTACCTCGCCAAATGGTCGAATTTAAAAACCCGGGCAGGTCTCACTACCTCGGCGAGCTCGGCAACCCCGCGGCAAAGCGCGTCTACCTGATCGTCGTAGGTACCCTTGGGAAACGAAGCCAATTCATCAAGCAAAGCCGCGTTCCATCGAACGTTTCGTACCATCGATATATTGCCGACATTCGCCTGGGCCGCGGCAACCATCGCGCGGGAGACCTTATCGCCACTCTCGACCGAAGACTTCACATTAAACCCGATGAGCTCACGCGTTAGAAACGCAACCTGTGCCTTGCCAGCCTGGCCAGGATCCTGCGGCAGAGAAATCACTGTTCCAACACCGTCCCGCTGCGCCGTCGCCTTGATGACTCTAACAACCTCGTCAGGCCCACCGCGCAGCCGCACGACATCGTCGATGATCAGTTGCTTCTGCGGTCCAATCCCCAGCTTCAAACCCGCCGTGAAGTCGCCCTTGCCATCGCTGGCCGCCAAGTCCCAGGCCCGAACCCAATCGAAACCTGCTGGCTCGGATTCCTCAATCCCAATATTCTCAATCCGGAACATGTTGCCGCCGGGCGTAATGGGATTACCCTGATACAAAGCCTCCCACACCGCCATCTGGCCCGATGCCTCGTGCTCCGCCTTGATAACCCGCAATTCATCCGCGTAAGCATAGTTGGGATCACCGTCCCAAAGCATCTCCCCTGGCTTGCGTCCCAAAATGTCGTTTTCACCCGCTTGCGCCTTGATGTGCAAAACGCTCCACTCGCCCGGCCTGGCAACTTTCATTAGCCTGCCGGCAAGGTCATCCTCATGCCACCGCGTCATCATCAACACGATCCGGCCACCCGGACGCAGACGGGTACGAAAATCAGTCCAGAACCAGCGCCACAACTTTTCGCGCTGATCGCGTTTTTCCACATCCTCGGAGCTTCCAACCAGGTCGTCCGCAAAAGCGAAGTCCATCCGCTGGCCGGCGATCTTCCTGCCCGCACCAACCGCCCGATAGCTGCCCCCCGCACTCGTGCCCCAGGCTCGAGCGGCCTCGCGGGCAAATGCCCCGCCTATCTCATATCCTAATTCAACATGGTTCTCACGAGCGAATTCCATCGCCGACAATGACAATTCATCGGCCCGGTCCTGAGTATGCGACGCGCCCACCAGCAAACCACGCGGCATTTTCGTAAAGAAATATCCCGGAAATAATAGCGTGCCATAAGTCGTCTTCGCCGATCCGGGCGGCATAATCACCAGCAATCGAGGCGGCGCCGCCCCCGTCAGAACACCATCTATCGCGTTGATGATAAGATCATGGTGGACGGCCGGCCGCAACGCTCGCTTCCCCATCGCCATCCGGCAATAGGCAGCGTATGATGAAAGCGATTGCCGGCGTTCGAGTAATAGCCGCGCCGCCTCTTCGCGGGAAATCACCACGCCAACCTCTTCTCATTTATCCGTGCGCGAGCAGAGGGGTTTTTCTGAAGGACCTCAATTCCCCCAACTGGCGCGCCATCCCCTAAATTGAGTTTGCGTCCTCATCTCGCTCCGAAAAATAGCGCTCGATATCCCTCCGAAGGCCGGGCTTGTTGCCGGCGAGCTCCACAACGCCAAATTCATTTTTTATAAGATCGGCTTGCGGATCGAATTTCCACTTATGTAGAATCTCCCAGCGCTCGACATATCGGCGCTTCTGCTTCGAACCATGAAAACTATGCTCTATGGTACCTGGCACCGCACCCAAATTCATGCCAAGCCGCAAAGCGCGATTCTGCCACTTAAGCAATGGCGCACTATACCCAGGCTCAAGATTGCCCGGAATGGAATCGGCAACTCTGCCGATCAGTGCCATAGCCATGTGGTGGTCGGCCGCCCCGAGTATCGCGTCCTCCGGTAGCAATCCAACCGCTGCAAGTGCGCTCCGGCGCCACGCCCAGGCATACCCTGGATGGCCAAAGCGATAGGCGCCACCGGTGGCATTCGGACCTTGCATGATCGGCTGCTGGTCCTGCCAAATCCTGCCAAATGAGCGATGCAATTCCAGATGCTGGCCATGTGGCCCAAGATCGTAACAATCAACCCAGGTCTGAACAACTTCAAAGCGCTGCAATGCGTGAACCGTGTCACTCGCCCAGGCGGGATTACGAAATCGAACATCCGCATCGAGAATCCCGATATACTTTGCGTCGGGGTAACGACGCACAACATCCTGGATCCCGATATTCAGCAGGCATTCTTTGTTGAACGTAAATGTCGAATGCCTGACGCCGACAAAATCAACCAGCGGATTTCCGCCGAGTTCAAACGGCCGCTCGCCAAGCGCGCACTCCACAACCGTAAGCCGCACGCCGCTTTCAACCATGTGCTGTTCAAAATCCCGATAGAGCTGAATTCGGCTCTTCCAGCGCAGAGGATTCGATACGCAAGTTACCACGTGCAGCAAACTGGGATTCATGAATTGCCCTAAGTTCTTAATTGTTAATAATACGGCGCCGCGCTTCACAGCCCGCCGGGAAGAACGCCCCCACGGGCAATAATCTGCAACTCGGCGGTGGAGAGCTCGCGTACATCCTTATCCGCCGCAACGTTCCTCACGGTCAATCGCTTCGAATAATCATCAGGATTGTACGTGCTGGATCGCCACTTACAATGATCCATCAACAACTTCGCCCTGACCATCTCCACCCTGTCACTAGGTGCATGCAGTCCAATAGCAAATGCGACCCGATCCCACATTTCAGCTTGGGCTTTGCGGGCGAGTTTCACCCGTGACGCGCGCCGGTTGTCCGAGTCAATCCACAACGTCAACTCGGCCCGATCAACACTCCATATCACAGCTACCTCCGAAGGTAGCCAGCCAAATTCAAGTAGTTGAATCAAATCATCCGTGGTTTTAGCGCTTAGCGGTGATGGCTGCGGATCAATCTGCGGACCTTCCAATAATACGGCCAGATGCGGCGCGTATTGCCCTAGCTTTTTCAGTAACTCCGAATGATCCGGCGAAGACTTATAAATGGCCGCAACAGGCTCATCCAAAATCATAACCCCTTCTCACGTTCCGGTTCGGTCCCATTACCCAAAATACTGTGCCGCACGCATGGCCGAATACCACTGACCACAAGATCCGGCGCCACCGGAGTGAACTGGATTCAGGTATAAAAAGTGCGTTTCGAAAGCTCGGAGGTCGATGTGTCGGTCGGTCGAACCAACGCACGAAGCGACATCATGAGAAAATATATAAACAATTCTGGTGATGTGGGCAATAAAAATTTTATGTTTGTAGAATTATTTTTATGCCTTAACTAACTTGTTGTTATTATTGCGTGATCCTGCACAAATTGATCGGTGAACATTACCAAACCAAGCGTTCTTAGCGTTCGAGCCAGTGCAACTGAACATGATCCGGGACAATATTACACCCAGATGGTGACTTGATCTCAACACCTTGCAATGCCGCCGCGATCAAACCAATCGCCTGGCCATGCCAAATCTTGACCGTCTTGTGATCCGCACCCAGAATTTCCCCGCATCGCCGCCAGGAAATAATATTTTTCTCTTGATAGGGATGGAATTGCGATCGCATCGAAACAACCCGCCGCTTTACCTGGTTCGGGATCAACAATATCCAGGACAGTGCTTCGTCCATCAACGACACATCGCGTGCCGATGGCACCGGATATGCCAACCGGGTGCGCTCCGGCCCCATTTCAGCGCCCACGTTTTGCACTATATCAATCCGCCCGCGGGCCAATAACGTCGATGGCGATCTTACCCGCAAGCAGCGCAACGTCGCCCCGGCATGTTCAATACGTCTTACTGCGTAGTCCGCCGTCATATTCTGTATCATTATTTGTCGATCCCTTAAAATGATCCTTCAACGTTCGAGTTTTTAGTCGAACGCCTAAACACATCCTGCCGCCTTTCCTGTGCGCCCAATCCAATCGTCAGGATCGAAACTTTGGTCTCAATCTGCTTGAACTACGATGCTGGAGAAATTTTTTGTTAGAATTACTTTGACACAGGCCAGATAATAACGCAATAAATGAAGACATAATGTTAATTATAATAACTCTTGCAACTCGTCTACTTCAACAGACCCAAAAAAAGGACCTTCCGATGATATGGATATGCAAATTTTGCCGCTGCAAAAACTTCGTCCATATGATGTCCTGCGCGCGGTGCGGCGAAAGGCAGGCATCGATTTATGCCCTCGGCAAAATCTGGGGTGTTGCCCGGCCGGCGTTGCATGTCCCGTTCAAGATTTAGCTGCCGCTCCGATGTCTTGCTGCCAGAGGCGTTGGGAGCCTGCCTCATGCCGGCCTCGGGCCCGTACAGCCCGTCGGAGGCCGTAATCAGCCGCTTTTCCATGGCATTCCGCGCTGGTCCAGGGACCTGAATCGCCAGACTCCACCCGCCAGAGCAAAGCAGGGTTATCGCAATTCACCTTGCCTCCCCGTTACTTTCGCACTACCCCGTCGGCTCGTAGGTCTACAGACTTTGGGAGAATTGCCGTCATGTCGTTCAGGGTCGCGGTCGTGGGAGCCACCGGTGCGGTTGGGAGGGAAATCCTCAAAACCCTGTCGGAGCGCCGCTTTCCCATCTCCGAGGTTGCCGCCCTCGCCTCCG